TATTACGAGCTTGACCCATCGGTAACAGCTCCACTCTGGCGTATTAAGCAGAGCGCTGGTATCAACATGGGTTTCTATCAAGTAGTGTTCGGCACAAGCCCAATGGCGATCCCGATGGCACGCATGAACCGTGATGATTACTCCAACCTGCCTAATCGCTCGTTCACGGCGTACAGACCGCTTCAGTTTTGGTTTGATCGCACGATTAACCAGCCGAACATGAAGCTGTGGCCCGTCCCGAACAGTATCCAGCCTCAACTTGAAGTGTGGATCAGCCGTTACATTCAGGACGTTGGTCAACTAAGTGGTCAGCTCGAGATTCCTCAACGCTGGTACTTGGCGATCCAGAACGGTTTGGCTCATCAGATGTCGATGGAGTTGCCCGGTGTCGACGCTGCTCGCATTACATACCTTGAGCAGCAATGGGAAAAGCATTTTGCGCTGGCTGAAGCAGAAGAGCGCGATAAGTCGCCTATCTACTTCGCAAGCAACATTTCTTATTACACGAGGTAATCGTGAACATTCTTTCTCATGCGGATGCTAAGGCGCAAGCATTGACTAGATACTTTACTGGCAAACCATGCGCTCGCGGTCATTTTGCTGAGAGGATGGTCTCTAGCCGCAATTGCGTTGCATGCAAGCAAATGGATGATTCGGCTTACCGTTCCAAGAATTCTGATGCCATTTTTTCTACAATCAAAATATGGCGGTCAAAAAATCCACAAAAATTTGCCTCCATCTTGCGTAGATATAGAGATACGCATCGTGACGAAATTCGTGCTCGTGAGCGTGAGTACATAAAAAATAATCCAGACAAAATTGCTGCCAAACAGGCAAAACGGCGTGCATCTCGCTTGATGAGAACACCAGCATGGTTGTCTGATGCGCACAGCACACAAATTGAGAATGTGTATGCTGAAGCGCGTGCGTTATCAAAATTGATTGGCGAATGGTATGAAGTTGACCATATTATTCCTTTGCGAGGTAAACTTGTGTCTGGATTGCATGTGCCTTGGAATTTGCAAATATTGCCTTCCAAGGAAAATGCAATTAAAAGCAATCGGGTGATGTATGGCTAGATTTCTGGACACACTAGGGAATAGTACGCTTAGCATTTTCATCTGCGATCGGTGTAAAATGAAGCGTGCATATTCTGATATGCGTCCTGATGGCAACATTCCGGCGCTTAAAGTATGCAGTGAAAGTTGCTCTGACCAGTTCGATCCGTATCGGTTGCCGCCAAGACAGCCAGAAAAAATATCGATCAGATTCCCTCGCCCAGATTTGAGCGTTGCTGAGAATCACGATGCAATAATCACAGAGACAATAGGAAATAGCCCAATATCTCCTGAGCAAGGTAATACGCCAAATAATGGCAACCTCAACAACTTGAGTCCTTGACATGGCAGATATTAGAATCTCTGAATTACTACCAGCTCTCAACGCTATCTCTGGCGATGAGCTAGTACCTATTGTTCAGAATGGTTTGACGGTTCGCACGACTGTCTCTGCCATCACGCAAAGCCCATCTCAAACGCAGACATTCTTGACTGTTGGTCTACAGTCCACGCTGCCAAATAGCCGATACTTTTCTACTGGTACAGGTATTGGCATTACTGACGGCGGATCGCTGGGTGCGTATACCATTCGGTTGAACGGCACGAGCGGATCACTGGAGTCCGCTGCCACTGGCATCGTTGCCAAGACCGCTGCGAACGTCATCACGTCGCGCACATTAACTGTATCTGGCAATGGTATTTCTGTCACGAACGGTGACGGCATAGCAGGTGATCCCACGTTTGCATTGACTGGCTTAGCGCTCGCGCTTGCCAACGCATCAGGCACTGGATTGCTAAGCATAAACGGCTCGGCATTGAGCCCACTGACATTGACTGGCACGACAAACCAGATTGATATCACCAACGGTAATGGCGCAGGCGGAAACCCTGTTGTCGCGATAGCAAGTAACCCAGTGATATCAGGTTCTGGCGGCATGGTTGTTCCTGTCGGCAACACCGCAGCAAGACCTGCGCTGCCAGCAAATGGAACGCTGCGCTACAACTCGCAGATCGGCAACTTTGAGGGATACGCAAACGGCGTATGGACGTCTGTATATACAGGAGCTGGAGTTACCTCGGTAGCTACTGGAACGGGGCTCACAGGTGGGCCAATCACCACGACGGGTACGATATCAATCGCCAACACGGGCGTATCTGCAGGCACTTATGGCAGCGCATTATCGATCCCTCAAATCACAGTCAACGCGCAGGGTCAGATCACCAGCGTCACGACGGTCGCGTCTGGTGCAGTTGCGTATCAGGGAACATGGAATGCATCGACAAACACCCCAACGCTGACATCGAGCGTCGGTACTGCAGGCTATTACTACATCGTCTCTGTCGCGGGTACAACCAACCTGAACGGCGAAGCTCTGTGGGGTGTGGGTGATTGGGCTGTATTCAACGGATCGACATGGCAGAAGGTAGAGGGCGGCGACACAATCAACGCCACGACTGGAACATTTTCTGGTCAGCTTAACCTCACTAACGCAAGCAACTACAACTTGTACGCTAGTGGTGCTGGTGCTAACTACATGGCTGGTAATTTGGCGGTTGGTTCTACCATGCTACTAAGTTTAGCTGGTATAAGTTCTAATACTAATATATTAGCCGCCACTTACTTTTGGAATCGCATTCCTAGTTCTCAATCGGTTGCCACTAGAGGATTGCTTTTTACTATTGATGGCATTGATTATGGAAGGATTTATGCACCAAACGGGTCTAGTGTCGCAATTCAAACTGGATCGGGAACATTATCTGACTATTTAACAATAAATCAATCTGGTGTAACAAGTATTGGCGGTACAGTAGGCTCAGAATCCCTACGTGTCACGCCCGTTGCTAGTGCGGTGAATTATTGGAACTTTGCGGGTCGTGCTACAGGTGCTGCTCCATACGTTCAAGCTGAAGGTTCTGATACAAACATAGATTTGCTTTATGCTACAAAAGGCACTGGCTCACACGTTTTTTATACTGCTGGATATTCATTTACTCCACAATTTAAAATAACCAACACAGCCTCCGCAGTAAATTATTTTCAAGTAAATGGTGGTGCTACAAGTTCAAGCCCATACTTATCAGCGCAAGGTACTGATGCCAACATCCACTCACAGTATTTGTCAAAGGGCACATATGGGCATATTTTTAACACTGGCTCTACTGGTAACTTCCAGTTTTATGTAGCTCATACAGCCTCCGCTGTAAATTATTTGCAAGCAACAGGAAATACAACAGGTTCAGCGCCTTATCTTTCCGCACAAGGTTCAGACACAAACATTAACCTCGGTTTCCTGACAAAGGGTACGGGCGGTTATGACTTCTGGACTGGTGGTAACTTTACTCGTCAGTTTGCTGTAGCTCATACAGCCTCGGCAGTAAATTACCTTCAAGTATCGGGAAATACAACTGGCGGTGGGCCAGCAATTTCTGCACAGGGTTCAGACACCAACGTAAACCTTAATTTCTTTACTAAAGGTTCTGGGTATTCGTATTTTTATAACGGATCAGTAAACCCACAGTTTGCAATCGGTTCAACAAGTCCTGCAGTAAATTATTTACTAGCGCTGGGAAATATCACGGGGTTTGGGCCATCATTAACCGCAACTGGAACTGATACAAATATTCCGATTTACATGATTGCCAAAGGCGCTTCGCCAATTTATTTTATTGGTCAATCAAACAACACCCAGTTTGCTGTAAACATGACAGCAGCAGCGGTAAATTATGGCACTGTTGCTGGTGGTGCTACGGGCAATGCAGTCACGTTTGCTGCGCAAGGTACTGACACCAATGTGACCATGAATCTTATGCCACAAGGCAATGGTGTCGTAAAGGTCAACACAACGACCGCGCTCACCTTGGCGATAGGAACGACTGCACAGCGCCCTACAGCCGCGACAGGTCAGGTGCGATTCAATAGTGACACCGTCCAGTTTGAGGGCTACAACGGCACTGCATGGGGCGCGTTGGGCGGTGGAAATACGACAACAAATGGATTGTGGGAAAACGCCATTGTGATCGCAGCAAACTATACAATTGGAACTGGGAATAACGCGATTAGTGCGGGCCCGATCACCATCAACTCGGGTGTCACTGTAACCATACCTTCAGGCTCTGTCTGGACAATTACATAAGGAATAAACATGAACTGGATTATTAATTCACTCTCCGTCATGAATACACCAGAACCGCAGACAGCGGTGATGAGCAACTTCACGATCAATGACACGCAAGATGGCTTGTCAGGATCGGTGACGTATTCTGTAAACCTGCTGCCAGCCGATGCATCGAACTTCACTCCTTATGCCGACATTACGCAGGCGCAGGCGATTCAGTGGACACAAGACGCGCTCGGAGCAGCTCGTGTAACGGCAATGGAAAACGAGGTGCAGGTGCAGATCGATGCACAGAAAATCCCTACACCCCAACCTGCTCCATTGCCTTGGGTAGCACCAACAGAGGCATAAATCATGGCACAAACTGGCTTCACTCCCCTCGTACCGTATAGCAGCACCACGTCAGGCAATACACCTCTGGCTGCAAACATGCAGACGGCAGAGATTGCTATCAACGTCGCGGATCGCGTGCTGTACACAAAGAACGGCTCAGGCGTCGTGGTTGCCCTTGGTAACGGCGCGACAGGTGGTGGTGGCGACCAGATTTTTGTGCAGAACGGTCAGACGGTGACGACGAACTACACGTTGCCGACGAACTACAACGCGATGTCGACAGGGCCCATCACCATCAACTCTGGGATCACTGTCACCATCCCCTCTGGTTCTGTTTGGGCGATCATCTAATGGGACTTCGACTCAGAGCTCGCTCGCTTGGCGCTATCGATGTCAACCCTGTTGATACGGCATCGAACGTGTCGGTGATCGTACAGGCTGCTAATGGCGTGCTGTCATATGCGGATTCAACGACTGGTGGATTGTTTTTGCCAACAGGTACGACTGCGCAACGTCCTGCATCGCCTGTGACGGGTCAAATTAGATTCAATACCACGACGAATTCAGTAGAAACTTACAACGGCTCTTCTTGGGGTTAAAACATGGCTGGGAATATTAAACTTGCAGCACCATCGGGCGGATCAGTTACTTTGAACGCTGCTGACACTGCGTCCAACTTTGTCATGTCAGTTCCTGCTGCTGCAGGTGTTTTGATCAATGCAGATTCTACTACTGGAGCTACTCAGTTACCTGTTGGTACGACCGCACAACGTCCTGCTAGTCCTGTTGTAGGGCAATTGCGGATGAATACAACGACTGTAAAGGCTGAGTATTACAACGGTTCAGCGTGGAAAGCCACTGACGGCTCTTATTAAGGAAAGAACATGACAACAACCATTTCAGGCACTTCAGGTATTGTTACTGACAACGTAACATCCAATGGAACGGGGGCATCAGGATTTCCTACTGGAACAACTGCTCAACGACCTGCATCGCCATCACTGGGTTATACACGATGGAATACAACGCTTAATGTGCTTGAAACATGGCAAGGTAGCGCATGGGCAGCAGTTGCTTCAAGTACATATTCAGTAAATTATCTTGTTGTTGCTGGAGGTGGCGGTGGTGGCGCAAACCTTATAGCTGGAGGTGGTGGAGCAGGTGGATTGATTTCGTCAACCGCTACTCTTACACCCTTAACAGCCTACACAATCACTGTTGGAACTGGCGGAACTGGTGGTGCGACAAATACCGCACGCGGCGCAAATGGTAACAACTCTTCTTTTGGAGCAATTGCTGTTGCTGTAGGTGGCGGCGGCGGTGGTTCGGATAACGCTAACGGTTCTGGTTTGGGCGGTGGTTCTGGTGGAGGCTCTTCTGGTTATGGTGGCGGAGCTGGATCAGGCACAGCAGGACAAGGTTATGCAGGAGGTAACACAACCTCTTTGTACGCTGGTTCGGGTGGCGGCGGAGCTGGAGCTGTAGGAACAGCGGGTGCTGGTACTGGTGCTGGCAATCCGGGTACTGGTGGAGCTGGCGGTGTAGGTATATCTTCATCAATTTCAGGTTCAGCCCTTTTTTATGCTGGCGGCGGTGGTGGTGCTGGTTATACTGGTGGCGGATCAGGAGCTGGCGGTAATGGTGGAGGTGGAGCTGGTTCTACTTCTGGAAATGGTGTCGCAGGGACATCTAATACAGGCGGTGGTGGCGGCGGCGGTGGTGGCTCAGGTACTGGTGGCGCAGGTGGCTCTGGTATTGTGATTATTTCTTATGCTGGCGCACAACGTGGTTCTGGCGGAACATATACGTTTATCGGCGGCAACTCTATTCACACATTCACTTCTTCCGGTACATATACCGCTTAATTCAGGAGATATTTAAATGTCACATTTTGCAAAAGTAGTAGATGGTAAAGTCACTCAAGTGATTGTTGCTGAACAGGAATTCTTCGACACGTTCGTGGACAATAGCCCCGGTCAGTGGATTCAGACCAGTTACAACACATATGGCAACAAGCACACTCAAGGTGGCACTCCTCTGCGTGGTAACTTTGCTGGTATCGGTTACACATATGATGCAGTCAATGACGTATTTGTTGCGCCTCAACCTTTCCCATCATGGGTATTAAGCCCATTGACGATTCTGTGGGAAGCACCTGTTGCTATGCCTGCTGATGGTAAAGCCTATCAGTGGGATGAGCCCACGTTGGCTTGGAAAGAAGTTGTTGCAGCTTAATTAAGGAAAGATCATGGCGTTAGTTGTTGGCGGTACAGATTACGTTCAAATGCCTAACGGTACTACGGCGCAACGCCCGACTACGCCTGCGGCTGGGATGGCTCGCTACAACTCAACAACTGGATTGCTTGAGTATTACAA